GAACTGAGCAGCGTTGGCATACGCACCTTTGGGGTAAATTGCCACGTTCAGTATGGTTGGTGACGCTGGGCTGACTTGATACATAGCAACTGTACCGCCTGCGCCAGTGGTGCCAGCACCACTTTGGATAGCCTGCATAGTGTTGTTGATAAAACCATTGACGTTACCGCCAGTAGCGATACTTGCATTAGCCACCAGGCTGAAAAAGTCCAGACCAGGACCAGCCAAATTGACTGGGCCTTGAGCAGCAATGTTTGCTGTTCCAGCGATACTGCCATTTGCAACGTCCATTGCAAATACTGGTTGTGTGGTTCCGTTTGTTTTTGTAAACTGTGCCATAATAAATTTCCTTTAAAGTTAAGTGGTCTTGTTGGACCTGCTTTTATTTATACAATTGGTAAAAATTATGCCTGTTGCGGATTATTTCTAGCCGCATTTCTTGCTGTAAAGTCAAATCTATTTACCGCTTTGCTGTAGCCTGCAGGGGTGGCCATTACCCAGCCTTCATGTCCAGGATCTTTCAAATCCAGTTGACGCAGTACATCCAACTTCAAGTCATGCAACAACAAGAACAGGGTAAATGCCGCTGCCAAGCCTTCTGTGTTTGAAGTAGGGCTCTGTAGGTATTCCACAATGTTGGCAAACTTGCGTGGAGTAACCTTGGTCTGCAGCCAGTCGCCAAATCCTGACAACAAGTTGTCAAAGTTGCCCCCGGGTTGTTTGATTCTGAAGTTGATGTAGTCCACACACAGTTTTGCTAGATCTGTGAGTTGTTGTCTTTTTAGTTCAGCAGGGTTGAACAAGATGTCAATTGCAGCACCTTTGTCTCGCACCAGTGCTTTGATTTGTTTTGCAAGATCTGTGTTTGGCACCATTTCTTTGGCAAAGATAGGCTCAATCAACAACAGTCCCGGAACATCGTTGAACTTCACACGCCGTAATGGTTGTTTGGGATCACCTGCATCTGAGTACATGGTGTGCATGGCAATGCCAATTTCGCTGTTGCCAATGCGTTGACCCAGTGAGCTTTTTGCCGGAATGCGATACTGCACAGTGTTGGGCTTGAACACATAGTTGCCGGCTTCTAGTGGAGGTGTGGTCTGATACAACAAATCACCTTGTACATAACCACGGAAGTTGGCAGGCAATGAGGCTTCTAGTACAGGAAACAATCTAGCGTAAGTTTGTATCAGTGCAGATCTATCACCTGCTCGTGTATTTTGTATATCAGCCATCATTCTGGGACTTGTGGCCAGGCCGTCGTAGCCCTTGGCTTCAAACCCAGATCCATCTGTCAGCACAAACTCACCGGTGTCAGGTTTGCGACCAAAGTACACAGCAGGCATGCCATCCCATTTCACACTGGTTGTGGTGCCTGGACTGGCAGCAGCCTGGTCCAGTATGCTCAATGCTTCTGCAGCACCACGTGATCCTTTGCGAAACACCAGATCTTCCAGGTGTTCAATGCCCTTGGCTCTACCACCCACATTGCCTTCGTCGGCTTCATAAATTTGATAGGGATTGGCCGCTTCACGTTCCACTAGTGGTTGCATGCCTTGGTTCACAATTCTATCACGCAGTCGTGCCAAGAAATAAGTGTCAGCATGTTCTGTCACAGCATCAGGTTGTTGTAAACCTTCTCGTGTCAAGTACTCACGGAAGTCTTTAATCTTGGCTTCGCGGTCTTTGTCTTTTGCTAGTGCGGCAAATATGGTTTCCACGGTGCTGAGATTGTCTCTTGTGGCCTTGGATCCAAGGATCATTCGTGCAGCTTCGTCAGGATCCATGGTGATCAATTGCTTGTTGGCTCTGCTGATCACACCATTGGCGCCCAAGGTAAGCCCGTGATATTTGGCCAGGCTTGACATCAGCACAGCCCGGTTCATGCCTTTGTATGCTGATCCTGCGCCTTGATTGTAGTAGAATGTGCCCCAGTCTAGGTTGGGAAAGAACATGAAGTCTGTTTGTACATAACCCAGATCAGGGCGTCCCTGTATGGGTGTGCGCAGGTGCACTTCGCCGCCTTTTTTGATCCATTCAGCAGGCGGCAGTTTGTGGCCCACAATCCACTGTGTTAGTTTTGCGGCCAATTGTTCTTTTGATACTTGATTGGCATCCACAGCAAGATCCATGTCTCCTGACGTGGCGGCTTTGCCTGTTGATCCCAACCAGCGTTCACGTGGAAATTCTATGCCAGTTAATTGTTCAAGCCAGGCCACAGTGGCCGGCACATCGCTTTGATTGATGCGCCCTGTGAGTGGCTGGCCTTCTGCATCCTTGAACACATTGCCGCCTTCTAATAGTGTGCGTAGGGTTTTCATGGGTTTAACTTTTTAACTTCTGCTTTGATAATGCGTATAAGTTCACGTTCTAGTGAATCTGTTGAGTCTAGCGGATAATTTCCTGTGTCGCCTCTTAGCACGACATCTCCATTGGCTGTAACAATGATAGTTGGCTCTGGACTAGTAGGCTTTGACATCAAACTGCGGATCAATGCACTTATGTTGGCGTGAACAGGGTTGCTATAATTCAATGCACTGCTGCCAATTTTTAAAATTGAATTGCGATCTATGGCAATAATTGGCATGTTAGTTGGCGCAGCCTGCGCAGCCTGCGCACGATTGTTGGCAGAGTTAAACTGCATCAATGATCTTATGTCGTATGTGACTTTGGAGAGATCTTGCCATTGTTTAAACTGACCCTCTGGCGTGGTTGCTGGAGAATTATAATTGCGAATAGCACGAATGCTGGCCAGCAATTTAGACATCAAAATAGCTGCTTCAGACTGCGATTTCTTATCTACATATTGAGGCAATTTAGAAAAATCATTGCCCAATTGGCCGTCTAAGAAATATCCATAAACACGACTCATAAAGCTGTCTGACAATGATTGCTTGACCTGCGGGGGCAATGCGCCAGGTCTTGCCACACCAGAAGATTGCATGGCATTGGTCAGGGTTCGATTCCAGTTGGCCAATTCGTCTGCAGCCATTTGATTGATCAACGGATCAGCGGCAGTAGCAGCTTTGGCTCGCATGTCGCCGTAAGCACTGCCACCGGCTGAATCATTTGGCATGCTTAATCCGGCTTGTTGTGCATTGTAAGCAGCCAATTTAGACCCTAGTGCACCAATCACAGCACCAGGATTAATAGCTTCTTGAACTGATTTTCTAGCAGTGATTTCAAATATCTGCATTGGTTCTCCTTACGGACCGTGAGAACTTGCTGGTGTCTCGTTGACGTATTGCATTCAGCAGTTTGCGCTGAAGATTTTCTGCTTGGTCAGGCGAGAATTCAGCGTCAATTTGTTCCAGCAAACGAATGGCTGTTTCTATTAGGTTGCTGGCGCGAGTTTCGATGATGGCTCTGCGATCACGTTCTATGTACAAGCTGTCCAGTTCTTCTAATATGCTTCTAGTTTTCTTTTGCATTTGCTCAAGGGCCTTTGGATTATTTAGTGGAATTGTGATTGCAATAAATATCTAATACAAGGAACCAGTATGACTAGCCAAATCAATCCCGCTGATATCGACGGTAATTATCCCATTGCAGGAGTCAGCAACAACACTCAAGGCATGCGTGACAACTTTACCAATACCCGTACAAATTTTCAATATGCTGCAGATGAGATAACCGAACTGCAGAATAAATCTGTGTTCAAGGCAGCTCTCACAGGCACTACACTGGACAACAATCTTGGCAACAACATGGTGTACAATGCCCTGGTCAAAGGCATTTCAGGCACAGTTGTGGCCATTGCCAATACTTCGGGCACAATCACAATAGATTGCAGTGCCGGGCCTTATCAAAGCATCAACATGGCTGGCAACATTGCGTTGAGTTTTACTTCAAACACCTGGCCCACTGCTGGAACCTTGGGTGTGGTGCGCACTCAAATTACTGTGGATCAGGCAGGACGTACATTGACCCTGCCCAACACAGTCAGCAACGGCATTGTGGGCATTCAAGGGTACTCCAGCAATGTGATCACATTTGCCAATGCAGGCACCTATGAATTTGGATTTTCAACAACCAACGCTGGCAATGCCATCACAGTAGTTGATTTGAATCGTCCCTTGAGCTATTACAGCAATCCTGTGACCATTGCTGCTAACACTGTGAGCAACAGTTCTGTGACCGGTGCATTGACTGTGGCCGGTGGTGTGGGCATTCAGGGCAATTTGTATGTGAATGGAGACATATTTGGCAATGTCACACTGACTGATATCTCTGTGGGCACTGTAACTGCCACTGGCAATATTGTAGGCGGTAATATATTAACAGGCGGAATAGTCAGCGCCGCTGGCAACATCACATCCACAGCCAATGTGTCAGGTGGTAACATCATTGGTAATTTTGTTGGCACTGCAATTTCAGTGTCAGGCAACATCACAGGTGGCAACGTCAACACAGCAGGCTTGGTCACAGCCATTGGCAATATCACTGGTGGCAATTTGATCACCGCAGCAGCAATCAGTGCAGCCAGTGTGAGTGCAAGTGGCAATGTCATAGGCGGTAATTTAACCACA